TACCAGACATATTACTTCTCCATTAGTTTCCAAACCTATCCCCCATGCGACCCTTATCTTCCATAAGTTGTCTTTGTACCTTGGGGGTATAGTATAGGCTACGATTATCTCGCCGAAGGTTTTGGTAATAATTCCAATCACGTTCTGACGAGGCTTGCATGTTGACACCTTCTGTGCGAACCGAACCTTGGACCATAGGTCTAAAGTCTTTCTTTGGTTCCCCAATAAGATTAAAAAAAGCATTAGGAGATTCGGAGGCAATTTGTTGCATACGCTCGAAACTCATTCCTAGTTCCTGTGCTTTCTCTTGGATTTTAGCTGTGGCTTCTGTACCATAACTCTTTTCCATTTCCTCATTAACGAGTCTAAGATTTTGTTTTACAACTGAGTCTTTGTCCCGTTCAGTTAGTGTCTTTTCAACAAGGCTCTTCAGGTCTTCCTCGCTGATGTTACGAGTGGTGTTCTCTCCGTCAGCGTTACTGTTATTATTATTGGGCGCTCCATTATTCACTGCAGTAGAATCAGTGGCCTTTTTCTGGAGTTGTTCGAGGACTTCTTCCTGATACTCTTTCTTCTTTAAGTCTTCACGCATTTGTGTCAACTGTGTTTCTAAAGTCTGAATGTAAGTATCAGCTTCCAACTTACCTTTGGCTAAAACCTCAGGGTTGGACCAGTTCTCTCCCTTTGCCTCTACGAGTTTTGACAAAAAAGAATCCTGTGGTGGGGTTGCTTCTTGTGTCTGCTCTGTCTGAGTGGGCTGTGCGGTTGCAGTTCCCTCAGTGAATACCATATTATTATTCCTTGTCTAAGTTGATAAGATCAAGCACCGTGGTTAGTGCTCTGTTATACCCGATCCTATCAGCTTGCTTGTAAGCCCATGAGGGACTATCGTAGTCCGCTGTAGGTAGGGTGTCCTTGAGTAGTGGCTCAAGAATTTCTTGTAGGCGTCCGAGGCTCTCACGAGTTGACATGATGCTCTGTCGTACTGCCAGTTTGTCTTCTTTAGTTTTGCATTTACTAAACCAAGCCGACTTCATTATATACCCTTCTCAACTGCAATCTGTTGCTCTTCTTCAAACTGAACCTGAGCTTCCATTGCAATCTTCTGTGTTTCCATTTGCTCAATGACAGTGATGTTCTCTGAGAACAAAGCTGGTTCACCTAGCTCATCTGCAAGTATACGAGCGAACTCTTTACCTGACATGTGTGCAGCAATGGTTGGGTCTGCAAGTTTAAGTTGGTACAGTTGGGTGATGGACTGTACACGTTGAGCACGTTCTGCGAAGTGACGAGCGCCCATAGGAATGATCTTGCCGTTGGCCTTGATGTCTTCCTTAGTGATCTGCTCAAAGAAGAACACACCTGTGTCCTCATTCAATACTCTGATTGTGTCAGCGTAATCCATGTTACGTCTAGCAGCCTCTAGCATTGCATTAAGTATTGGCTCAAGAAACACACGCTCAAAGTGAGCAGTCTTGTGTTGGAAGATACGACCTGCAGCTGTCATAAGAGACTGCACTTCGAAGGCTGTCTTCTCGCCAGCTGAACGTATGCCCATAGCTTCACGAGGAGCACCAGCAAGCATCTCCATTTTATTCTCTAGGTTTTGAATCTGGAAGTCAGCGTTAAGGGCTGTAGAGTCAGGAACTAGGTAACCTACGTCACCCTCATCACCTAAGTAAATTCGAGATCCTGGTTCAAAATCAAAGTCTTCCACGTCACCCTTAATCTTAAGCATAGGGTATGCAATCTGATCGAACACATCTGACTTAAGGTTCTCTAGGTGGTCAATGCGATACTGCATACCTACTAGGTTGTCTAGCGGCCCCATAGAGTAAAGGTTGTCAGGACGGTCACGCCAGCCTGCGTGGAAGACAGAAGCCTTACCTAACCAGCTAGGGTTCTGCTCATTGGACAGGACGTAGGAGCGATCTACAACTGTGATGATACGGTTCTTGTGGTAATGGTTATGGTCTGCATCATACATGTCACCGTAGAATGTAAGTATCTCTACAAAGTCTGACTCATAGTATTCCTGTAAGGAAGAGAAACCATCTGCAATAAATGCCTGAGACTTTGACATATCAACATCAGTACCACTAGCGGCTGACCTATTGAAGAGCATCTTCTCAAAGATTTCTTCCATGTAGGCGTTGTCAACTGTCTCATCAATCTTTCGTTTGACCTCACCCTTTGTCATAATAGAACGAATGATCTTAGGGGAGCTACCAAAGTCAGGGGCTAAAGGGTTAAAGCATATATCAAAAGGAGAGATACGTACTAGCTTAGGGCCTAGGTAGTTGACAGCCCTCTCACCATCTTCATAGGTGGTGTAGTCCTTAACAAAGTCAACGGAAGCAAAGCAGTTACCATACTGGATATAGTCATTGATTAGTTTGCTTGTTGTGTTCTCAAAGTCAGACTGACGAATTTTGTTTTCTAAGTATGCTTGGATAGTATCTCGTTTAGCTTTAGTGTCTGATTCACTGTCACTAGCTTCAAAACGAAACCAACGCTTCTGAGGAAACAAGGCTGAGAAGTAGTTAGCGTGTAGGTTATCTGCAATCTGTGTGAGCTTAGGTGTTGTTGTGCTGTTAGTCCAAGGTAGTTTAGAGTTAGCTGTGGTACGAGTATCAGTAGCGTACACGTAGTTTCTTAATTCTTTCCACTCATCAATCTTTGTTTGACGGGCATTGTTCCATTCGGTCCAACGATCTGAAATTTCAGAGGCTACACTGTGGGGGTTAATCGTAGTTTTAAAATCAACTGTTGTGCCAGCCATTAGAATGAAACTCCACCAAATCTTGAATTGAACTGTACGACATTAGTAGTTGTTCGTCTTACAGTACGAGAGGGCTTAACAGCCATGTCTACCACGGAGGCAAGTGCGTCAATAACATCATCGTGTGGTGGGTTGCGGGATGACAACTCTTCCTCTAGGATTTGAGTATTGCCACCCCTGTAGTGCCACATGCTAAGGTTGTCGTACCTAGGTTCTAAAGCTGAAGCTATACGCTCCTGTTTGTTACCTTGGTTTTTGTTAGGTCTGAACTCTTCGATGCTGATCGAAAGACCATGTTGTTTAACTAACTCTTTAAGTTGCTTAACGATTGCAACCTGAGCTACTGATGTCTCAGCCCTCATCTTACGAAAGGACCACTTGCTTGACAGATGAAAGATATGCTCAAAGTATTCTGAGATACGATCTGTCTTAAACCTGTCAATATCTAAAACAAAGACATTGTTATCTGAGTCTATTCCTACAACAACTATGGCTGTGTAGTCTGCTTTCTTTGACAAACTAAATGCGAAGTCAACTGCAGCGTAGACGTTAAGCTTGTTATCTCTGTAGAACCAGTAGCCGTTGTCTTGTCGAAGGTGCTTCCTGTCGTAGTACTGAAACTTGTCTTTACCTACTGGTACATTGTCAGGGTCACTAGGGTCATTGTAGTACTGCGCTCTAAACTGTCCCTTGTCTAGGTACTGCCCACGCTTCTTAGCTAGGATTTTAATGTCAAAACCAAACCACTTACCATCTCTTCGTTGAGTACGAGGCCATAACATTTGTCCTGTACCATCTCCACGTTCCTCTACTGGACGCTCAAAGATTTCGTAGATGTTCTCTTCAGTTATCTTGTTACCGTCATCATCGTATATGTCTTCTGTCATTTGCAACAGATCATTGTACAAATCAGCTGGGTGATAACGAGTCCCTACAACCCACTCCTGTGCGTTGGCTCCCTCAATAGATGACAAAAGAGAGTATTGACTTTTAACTTTGTTTCTGCCTTCACCTGTGTATGCATTCTCGTAAACAACAATGTCATCTAAAACGGCAATGTCACAGTGCATCCCTGTAAGGGAAGTAGTAAGGCCACCAGTAAACACTGAGGGGTCACGTACATTTTCTTTTTTACGTAGCGGATGATCCAACATAATCTCTGAGTTAGTCCACCTAGTTCGTCTACCTTCATCTGGGTTGACATGATCGGGCCAATACCTAGTATAGATTTCAGAAGTTAAGATACCTTTAATAAACCCTAGTTGTTTTTCGGCTAGGTTAGCTGTGGCTGATATGTAAAGTATGCGAAGGGTAGGGTCTTTGGTTAGCATCCAAGCTACACGATATGCAACAAGGCGAGACTTACCGTGGTCACGAGGGAAGAGAAGAAGCTGATGTGACTTATGATCTGGTCTTGTCCACCAATCACAAACATCTTCGTGGCACTGTCCTAAGAGTTGCTCAGGGGCTACCAGCCTAATGAATGTAGCTAAGTCAGTCTCAGCTGCTTGTTTGATTTGGTCTAGTGTGTCCATTGTACCCTAAGTTGTTTTGGTTGTCAACTATAAAAGTTAATTTATTTATCACTAAGGTGAAGTCGGCCAATCGCCACCGTTACCTTCTTTGTCTGGGTACACTAAGTCGGGCCAGTTGGAATGGGCTGTAATATTACGCAGAGCGGTTCGGTATGTAACCCAATCAGATGCCACAGAACCACCAGCTTCTAACGCTTTTATTGCAACCCAATCACAAGCAGCCAACCTCTTGTCCCGTTCCGCGCGGTTGCCTAGCTTTGTTGCTACGACAACAGCCGCAGCAATAGCAGCTATTTCATCAGAGGTTAGTGCAACTATACGGCGAGTGTATACAGTGCCATCTGAAAGATAAGGAGTAACACTCTCGCTTCGGTGGGTAGCATTATTAAATGCCAAGAAGGTTACAACCTTTACACAAGAATTATTTAAAAGCCATGCATCATTTGGTTCAGCTGAGTAGAAGTTAGTGTTAGGGAATAGTGTTCTGTGGGAACCCACCTCAACTATAGTGTCACCATTCATTTTTGCTATCTTCATTGTTACTGTCCTTTGTCTGCGAATGGTTTAGTTGGCGGTGTGAAGTTGTTGGTGTAACGGGCAAATTCAGAAATGCGAAATTCATCAAGGTATCCGTCCCACCCATGCCAACGATTGGGGCTAGTAGAATGATACTCACTACCTATTGAAAATACACCGTCGCTTGCAGGGAAGGCCGTAGCATCCGTAAGGGTTGTGCCACTAGCTGTTCCATTAAGGTAACACTTTATGACATTGCTCGTGTCACGAACTATAGCCACATGATGCCAAGTATTTACGGAAAATTCACCACCAGTAAAAAAGTTTATGAACCCATCTCCCGTGGCGCTGGACGTTTTATACATTCTGAGAGTATTTCCAGTTATCCCTAACTCAAGTTTATATTGACCCTGACACCAAATATAAGCGTTGGTTGTGTCATCTGCCCATGCCCATGTTTCAATGGTAAACGGCCCTGATAAGGACTCTCTTTTTTCTAACTGGATAGAACCACCGCCAACCGAACCATTCCCAGTAGTGCCTGGTAACAACAGTGACGTATCACCAAACTTAGCTTGAGCAGTGCTGAGTTTAGCATTGTTATACAACGTCAGATTGTTCTGCGCTGCGCTGTCGATTGCCTGTCCGTTTGCCATGTTTAGCAGCAGCTTGGTGTTTGTGATGGCGGTTAGTGGGGCTGTTGGGACGGTAAGTGTCGTTTGAGAAGCATCGTAAGCGGAGGAGCCTTTAAGTATTCTTAGGTCAGACATATACCCGTTTGCGCCGTACTGGTCAGCATTAGGGACATATG